CCGGTTGTGATCAAATCAACCAGTGGCGGGCTACTTATGTAACCCTATTTACAGATGAAGAGGGACCCAGTCTGCTTTCAAGGGGTTATTCCCTATCACTCTCTCCATTACAATCAACGTTTTACCCTTGTTTATACTCGTGGAAACGTGTCACGAGCACCTCATATCCTACATTTCGTCGAGGCATTTCTCACATAGCTTGCCTGAATTTGACATCAAAGGCGAGGCACATAAGAAACATCGCGAAGTCGGAACATTGGTGCGTTCCTCCTTCTCATCTAACTTCAATTTAGAATCAGTTCGATTCTTGGCTGCTCTGCGTTCGGACATCTCAATCGCAAGTAGGCGTTCGGGCTGATACTCATCAGACCGGCCTAAAACTTGAATATAAACGCGGTGACTTCTCCAACGTTCATCGAGGTCTTTGATTTCCGGGAATGCAAAGCAGGGCTTAAGACCCATGGAAAACCATAGGTCTTCAGGGAATATACAATTTCTTCTCAATTTATTAGGGACGTACAGTGCTGGGGCAACAGTCTTACGACCATTATGCCAGTCTTCATAGAACCCGAGAGCCCGACGTCTAGCGTACTCCTCATCTTCCTCCGAAAGAAAGAAGCTTAGAGCTTGCATAACATAAGGCGCAGCGGTCTCGACTACTTCGAGTGCTCCAGAAGCGGCATCCCAGAGTGTCCCCCACCCGGAGGAAGAGTTCCACCAATCAGCTTCACTCTCATCATCCTTAGTAGCAACATCAACAGTGGTGTCAGGCTTTACCACATCGACCAGCCAGGAATACTGACCACCACCATAGGTGTTGTTAGTATCCTCTGTGGCTAAGCCGACGGGATTAGTGGACAAACCCATTGTTGCTCGTGTTGCATCGGATTCGAGAGTGTCATCGCCTTTGACGAAACCCACACGAACATCCTTCAACTGAGATCTAATTGTAGCGTCAGCGGGCTCTGCTGCGGTAGTGGTACCGGTACTATCCGTCAACATAAAAGCAGCTGGCATGATATAACGTCCTGGAGTTTCAAAAGTTATCGCGGAATCACTATACTTCGTCATCTGATCATTACCAAAGTCTATCTCGTTCGAGAACACCTCCTTTTGAGAGTGTACGTTCGACGCATGGATAGCTGTGGTGCCGGCAGAGGACGGTGTGTATAATGTCTTTCGCGGCTTTCGAAACTCTATAATGACATCATAAAATACCTGACCGCAAATCATGTTGGCTGTATCAGTAGCACACATCATGAACAGTTTACCCGCCTGGAAAGTCTTCAAATCATACTCAGCTGGTAAGGTTGGTGGCTGAGTATAGAGCCATTTGGTGGCTCGAAGACTCGTAGAACAAGTCTGCCAGATGCTGTTTCTCACCGCGGTCTTATAAGTAAAGAAGGTCGATTCGTCTGTAGGCACGGCATCCTGAGCGTTATAGGAAAAAGCGAGCGCAACATATCCCGCCGTCGTGGCAGAGACCAATGGCTCGTGTTTAACCGTAAACTTCAGTATGCGGTACTCCTCGAATGAACCCGCAATATTATTCAACCACGGGAAGAGCGCAGCATTAACTGGCGTCACGTCCTGCGATACGATCTGAGCGGCGTTAGCTGTGGCGGACGCAACCATGTTGCCAAACAAAACATTCTTTCGAACGAATCGAATGGTCTCCTGAGACTGCGTGCGGATGGTCTTTCCTATCGCTAAGGGGGGGGCGTCATCTTGTCGGCTAACGCGCCTTACGGCGCGAGAGCGGGACGCTAGCCTCCTTTCGCGTTTGGGTAATTTCCTATCATCACGAGATTGTCTCAATCGTGCGTCCATTTCAGCTTTAGAACACCCTTGCTCTTTCGCTTTCCTGATTATGGCAGTTTTATCTTTAGGCATAATTGAATTAGGTATTTAGATTTGTAATTTTATCTGTAGTTTTCTCTAGGCACTGCCTATCCTGACAAACCTCCGCTTTGGTGGCGATCAACCACCATTGTCAGGCCGGATGGAAATTAATAGTCACGTAAAGCCATTTCTAGATAAAGAGGGTGTTCGATGAATTGGAACATCTCCTGCTTCTCCAGTAATGCCTCTAGGGTATAGATATCGGTAGGGTTGACTGAATACCTCTTGGCAAGAATAGAAATTGACTCTTGCATATTTATTTCTTGAGGTTTCCCGCTGGCTTGAATTTGCCAGGGTCTTCGCGCTTCCACACGCGAAGAACCAACCCTATGCCATTTTCTAACCCAGATTCTAAGAAGTGGAACTTCCGCAAAACAGGCATAACTAGCAGCTTGCGCGCTAGCCATAATCCTGCATGCTTCCTCCGGGTCCCGCACCCTTGTCAGAATGCGGGGGTCTTTATAGTTTTTGCCAACTTTCAAGACCCTAGATGGCATCGGAGCCCACCAAAATGGTAGGTCTCCGTCCGATGGGTAAAAGAGTCCTTTTAGAAACTCGTAATCCCAAGGTCCATCAGCTCTGTGGAATTTGAGTTCGAATCCCATCTGCGTCATGATTTCCTGGTCGAAATCGAATATGACCAGGGCTGTCATGAGCATCATGGTGACAACCGTATTCCCACCAGTAGTATCAGGACTACCGGTGTTACGCTGGGGGTTTCCTTTTAGGTCAACGACACCGAAGGGTGCGACTAGTTTGGCGTTACTTATCGCCATTAACGAATCACACTTATCCGACGGCATGCCCATACGTTTGAAGATTCGGTGCTGAGCTCTTAGGCAATATACGTTTTCACACATATCCATAGCGCTTATATCACTATAGAAGACTCCATTGCAATCGATACCAATGCAGTCGTCGCCTCCTTCAGCAATCCAAACTCTCCATTCATCGGGAGGGCATTGCTTATCCTTGACCCACTCCCAAGCTTTACAAAACTCTCTAGACAACCATAGGTCAGATCTGCCACTAGCATACGAATGCTTGATGACAAACCGTCGCCCCTGCCGCAACAACCGAATCTCAGTGTGGTCGAAGCAAAAGATCTTTTTCATGATCTCCGAGATTTGCACCATATAGGGCCCTATCTCAGCCTGGACAAGCGGATCCACATTGTGAATCACACGCGGTTTGAATTCCGGCGTGTGGGTTATCTGATCATACCTAAAACTCAGCTCGTCGGCTTTAACAATGACCTTCACAGATCTATGTTTGCGGTCGAGCTCATGAGCTCCACAGGAGGCCAAGGTGTCCAAAGCGCGCAGCATCCTCTTAAACTTAGCATTGGAGGATTTTGCATTCTCAAGGAATTTCGGTAAACCGTTATCCCAAGATAAAACGCCTTCACAGTGCGACCCTAACGCTGCACTTAGGAGGCCACTAGCCATATCCCAAAGTCGAGCGCAGTTTCGAGGAACGTATTGTGGCGGTTGTTTTAATACCCGGCACAATAGAGCCGCATGTAACACCCTGTCGCATTGTTGGGCGACATAGCCTGGAGTTCCGTGTGGAAGGTAGACCCAGAAAACACCCGCTTCCTTGGTCACCATGTCCTTGGTGTGAACGAGCTCCAAACGCTCATTCTGGGGGGGAATAGTAACGCACGCCTTCGTAACTCTGCGAAGGGGCGTCAGACCGCCTGTAGGGGTTAAGCTGATGATTGAATTTCTAACCGTGGGCCGTGAAGCCCAGGGCGTATTATAAAAATCATTCACCCAAGCGACAAATCTGGAATTATCTCGGGCTGCTTTCCAATTATAATAGTAATGAATTGCTATTACAAAAGGTATAGCCGGAGGACCAAACGCGCTCAACAAAACCCCATTCAGCACATGTAGCCCCTTGGTCAATCCAAGTTCCCTATCAATCAGCCACTTTCGGAAGTAGTAACCATATATCATAGCTGCTAATGCGAAAAATAGGTGATACCCAGGGTGTGTTTGAATAGTACCAAAGAGTGATGCTGTCATGCTGATCACCGTGATTGGGATCGCGTGCAATAGTTCCTCGGTAACGTGCGGGTAAGGTAAAGTACTCGCAGGTTGATTGCCAAAGAATGTGTAGCAGGCGAACGCAAATGCTAGGACTAGAAAAGGGTTACGAACTAGCGACAAAACTAGCCCGATGACCCAATCTAATCCCCCCCAGAACATGACCAGAGCTGCTAAGCAGAGTAGCCACGTCCAATTGACTCCGTACCCATTTTGTTGACCCATGTTCTTCCTTAACTCATTCCACCTTATCATATCAGAGTTGTATGAACCCTGTAAGGCATCAAAGAAAGGGGTACGACGACTTCTGTCGACGATCGCAGCGTCTAGTGAATTTTGCACAAGATCGGCGCAATGGTCTGGGAAGCGCTCCTGTAGGAGCTTAATGTCCCGGCTGTGGTTTTGCAGGTTGCGGAGTTTCGCGCCCTGATCCCCATAGGAATAGCTGTTCAAAGATTTGAAAGCCAGACCCTCCTTGGCAAACCGGTACAGATCCACGTCCACTAACAGTGTTTTCGAATATGTTAGCTTCGGTCGAACTGCATCGATCGTCAAGACCGCGGCGTAAAAGCGGCGGAGTTGCTGGGGACACAGATGCCAATACTTAGGTAGCTCTACATTTACCTTGTCAGCCCATACGAGCGGCTGAGGAGTATTTGGCAATGCGTTGGGGACTTGCTGCAACCAGAAGACGTGCATAGCTTGTTCCTCTTCAGGAAACGAGCGAAGCAAGGTCCAGGCCATATGAATGGGACCTGTCGCCTTATGTCTGGTGTAGCTTTCGTCTGACCAAAGAAAGTCTAGGGGGATATGGGGCCCGTAAGGTTTGCTGGCATCATCGCTCCTCCAGGTAATCATCCCGGTCGAGTCGCGGATCCAAGCAGAATCCTTGAAAACCCCATGGTTTCTCCCCCAAAACCGGTGCACTATTACTAGGACACCAACATTAACGATTCCGCACAAATCGGCTAATGCATCCTTGGCCTCATCATCAGTCTGGGCGCCCCCAAACTGATAAACATTGGTCAACAAACCGACATCTCTGCCGGCTGCAACCACCCTCCAATTTGGCCTGGTATCGCTGTTTGGAACGACACGAGACAAATCCCTAGCAGTGACCACGGGCCTATGTAAATAGAGCCGCGACTGCCGTCCGAACCCTCCGGTGACCCACGCCATGATCGCTATGTCACGGGGTGAGCCATACAAGGACACTATTGAAAGTAGTCCTCTGGGGCGCTGCACACTGGCTCGCTTGAGTCCTTCTCCAATTGCATATGCGGTGGCAATGGATCTGAACACAGCGTCGAACAAGTGGCCATGTTTCCTCGCTGCAACAAATATTGGAAGTATCCCATAAGAGTTGAGCCTATCCTCGCACTGGTCCTGCTGGCACTGCGGAACGTGTGGTCGGTAGTGCTGAGAACGGAGCCAAGGGTCTCTTGGTAAGGCTGGTCTTGGAGGAGCTGCCCCAGCTCGAGCAGCTGGGACTGCGCGCCCTGGAGCGCCCTGGCGGCCAGCTTGCTGGCGGCCTGGAACTCGGGCTGGGCCCTGTGCAGGGCCCGGGTTAGGTGGTTGCTGGACCGGGACAGGAACTGCCTGCCCCACCCCTCCAGCGCGTCCACGTACGTGGTGGGCTGGGGCGGGGTTTGGGTTTGGTGGTACAAAACCGCCAGCACGAGGCATATTACGAACATCAACTTGCCGATAGTCCTCATCCTCATGATCTGGTTCCATACTTGGTTATAAATAAAAATTGCTAGATATAACATTAAC